TCAGTGAGAAATTTCAGTGCCTTAGATGCGCCTGGCTTGACATACTTTGCCATTGGGGCAGCGGCTAAAGCAATATCTATAGGAGTAACTTGCTCAGCTACAAGTTCATTTGCTCCCTTGTAGCGCATTTCTGGCGGTAAATCAGCTTGGATTCTGGCATCGGCTTCTTTGCCCTTATTGACTAGCCAATCAAAAGGCTCAACCCCACGAAGTAATAAATCCGCAACTTTACCCTGAGCTTGGCGGTTAATATAGCCAGCTGGATCTCTTAATCTCTCGTCAGGAATTCTGTATTTGATTGGCATTTAACTATCTCTCGAAGAAATCGCGATCATCTTCATCTTCTCGCTGTAGCCGCCGCTCGAACTCTAAATCTTCGTCTGTAACTTCACTGCTATCATATGGATAAGTATAGTCTGATTTCTTTCGATTTGCAATGATTGATTCTTCTCTTGCCACTTCTTTTAGAAATTCCTGTTGAGTCTTAGGATCTACCTTAGAGAAATCGAAACTCATTCCATCATCACCGACTCGAACTTTAGCGAATCTTGCATCTTGCATTGCATTTACAACTGCAAGTTGTCTAACTCGCTTCTGATCTAGTGCAGAGATTTTATCTGGATCTTGACCTTGTCCATATTTGCCGACGAACGAGTGATAGTCCTGGCCACGCTGTTGATTAGTTGCTGCGTTTTGTTGAGCAACTCCAAGCATTCCCTTGCGATAATTTGCTAATAGCTGATCTGAAAGTTTTCTGCGCTCTAACTCTCTGTCTCGTTGCTCAATCACCGCCGCCCTATCAGCTGCTCTTTGTTCAGCTTCAGTTCTTCTCTGATCTATCGTTTGATCTCGATATTGATTCAAAGCTTGATTCTCGTTGAATCTCTCTTCAGTCCTCATCATATCAGATTCAAACTGTTGCTTCATTTGATTCTGTTCATGTTCGAGTTTGGCGGAGTTCAATAAAGCTTTCTCTTCAGCTTCATATCTCTCCATGGCTCGTCGATGAGGTTCTTGCAGTATTTGAGAACTGGCTGCTAATCCTGCCCTTGGATCTCTTAAGCCAATAGATGCACCTACCAAACCCGCCCCGATTTTCCTCCAGATAGAAGGATTATCTTCCTCTGGAACTTGATGTTGCTGGTAAGCTTCTTGGGCGGTCGTGTCGGGCTCAAATTGTCGCTTAGGAGCGAACCTGTTAAAGCGATTCATCATCCCAAAACTAGCCATAGATACTTCCCCAAATGTTTTGCTGTCTTGGTAATCTCGGGTTTATTCCTGTATTAGTTGGTTTCTGGCTTCTGTTAAAGAAGGGCATTGCCAAATTACCAGCAGCACCTAATAGTCCAGAAACACGATCAAAGGTTGAGACGTTCGGATTGTATTGAGCTCGTAAATTGAGGTTATTCCCAACCGCCCCAGCACGGCCACCAGCGGAGCCTAGTAGACGATCATACAAACCAAATTCTTCACCAGGTGTATCCGTTCGTAATCCACGCATCCCACCTAATGCACCAAGTTCAGCTTCTAAATTCAAGGCTCTGTCTCTATAACCCTGGTCTGCCATGGAGTTTTGGGCGCCTAATGCGCCTTGCCAGCCTGCAAGCTTATTACGGCTTAACAAGTCCTGTAGTCCCTGCTCTGCACTAGATAAGCTACCAGCACCCCACTTACGCCCCTCTGTTACACGATCAACAATTCCGCCCTCAGCTTCAGCCGCAGCTTGGTTTGCAGCGTAAGCTTGATCTCGGATCATCTTGGCACTTTGGGCATCATAGCCAGGGGCATAGCCACCTTGGAGATTACGAGTACGATTTAATTCGTCTTTCAGGTTTGCATAGAAGCTTGGTAGTACCGCTGTTGATCTTGCCCTGAGATTCTCTTTGTCAGCTTCAGATAATCCACCAGTCCGAGCAAATTCATCGAATACGCCTTTTCCACGAATTCTCTCGATACCGGTATTATCGATTCCTCCAGTATCTCCAAACTTCTTGAAGGAATTATATAGATCATTGTATTGACCAGTGTTGCCAGAACCTAAACCTGCTCTTGCACGACCAAGCAAATCACCGTAACCACCATAGATATCGTTGTAGGCAGTGTCGGATCTAACTTGGGCAGATGGTAATCTCCCCATCAATTGTCCAGAGATATCTCCATACTGGCGATTAGCTAAGTCTCGCTCTTGATCGATGTACTTATTAGTTTTCTTTGCTTCACCTTTAGCCATTTGCTACTCCAAATTCAATACGAGCGGCTTAGCTTGGACAGAGTTAAATCCGTATCTCTCGATAAGCAAGTGAGCGAACTTTTCATCAGAGACAAATGCATGCAACTGTTCAATACCGTTGTTTTTCGCCATCTCAATAGCCCGTTGCATGAATTCATTGAGTGCTTCTACTCGTTGTCTCAACGGCTTCTCTGTATCAAGAATCATGATAACTTCAGGAAACATCTTGACTAAACCATAACCAACGATAGAACTGTCTGGGGCACAAACGACTTTATCATCTACAACGTTGGTCAGTTTGGGAACTCCAAACGTGTGGCACCGTTGGTGAATTTCGTCAAGGATAGACAAATCAGAGACTTCTAAATCTCTGAGCATTAACCTAAACTCCAGATTCGACGACGACGTTGATTAGTTTGTCCAAATGGTGTTTGTCCCATACCCTGAGAATTGTAGCCAAACCCTGTCGGTTGTCGCTGTTGGCTAGGATAAACTGAGCCTTGAGTACTCCCACCAGTATTTACAGTAGGAGCATTTGAGCCTCTGCCTGATGGGGCAACTCCCCAAGCGCCAGTTGTCCAACCAGGATTTTGATTAACAGTTCCCTGTGGAGGTGTTGATGGGGTTCCAACTGTTCCTGGTGTAGCTGCGGTAGGTACATATGGGGCGGCAGTTGCGGCTTTAGTTGCATAATCGGCTGCGCCACCCTGTTTCGCCAACCAATCTGAAATTCTACCAGTTCCTACTTGGCTATAATCGACACTTGGCCCTTGTGATGGATCAAAGGTTGATTTGTAACCAGAGCCCTGAACTTGCAAGTTATTTCGGTCTACCCAAACTCGCTTCGATGGGTCATTTCCAGGATCATTAAAGAATTTTCCGCTCCCCGGAGGCCATTCTGTCCAATCACCTTGGGAAACTAAACGATCGAAATAACCTTGCTCGTCTCCTCCGCCACCAGCTAAACCAGCAAGCACAGCTTGTATTCCAGACATGTTTCCAGAATAATCCGCTCTACCAGCAATTCCTCGACGGTTTAGATCAGAAGTTCCTACATCAACCCATTGACCATCTCCACCGCGATGATATCTTCCAGAAGGATCTATATTGCCTTGGAATGCGCCTTGGAGCCTACGATATAGAGCTTGACCTTCTTCCTTGGAATTACGAATTCCCATGGACTCTAATACACGAGAGATATCATTCCAGTTTGATGCGCCAGAACTTCTCAGGGCATTTGCTAGATTTGCTTGACCCTGATAGTTTCCTCCACCAGGAGCAAATCCGCTTCTCCAATTTTGCTGCGCTGCATGATAGGAATTCCAATCGGGCAAACCGATAGATGCACGTTCCTCTGGGGACATTGCATCCCAATCGGTTTTACTTGGAGGCCGACCGCCTGAGAAAGTTCCACCCCAACCAGAGTAATCGTAGCCAGTAGCACCTCTACCAGCTTTCTTTGGCTTCTGGCTTGAAGTATCAGCTTCTGAGTGATCTGGCTGGCCTGTACTAACTTCCTCTTCAGCTTTTTTCTTCTTGGGCATTAGCTTCTCTCGAGAATTGAGCTACTTTATTATTCAATGCAGCTTCAAGAGCTTTGGTTAGAGCCAAATTCTTAATCGAAAGTTCTCCAACCAATTTGCAAAGGTCGGCAATGTCAACTTTGAAATCTTCAGCCATTTAATGTGTTCTCCAAGATCCGCCTGAATATGCATAGAGAATATTATTAGTACTATCGTATACTAAAGGAATCTTCCCAGTAAAAGCCGTTGGTACACCAGTTGGAGTTCCAGCACAAGATGGAATATATAAGAAGCCATCAGTTGCGGTTGTTCCTAAAGCTGATAATGGACCAATAACAAAATTACCATTTAAATCAATCCCAAGCCGATTTGCCGCTCCAGTATTATCACGTACCACAAAAGCACCAGCAGCAAATGTGCCGCCAGTACGAGGGGAGATGATTTGCCAAGTCCGCCCACCAGAGCCATTATTTTCAAGGGTAATTGCTGGGTTAATGAAGCTTGAAGATAACCAAAGCCAAGAACCTTCTTCAAAGTGATTTAGTTGCACCAACCGACCAGAGGTAAATGTAGAACCTTGAACTACGATACGACCAGAAAGATCAATTGCAATTCTATCATTGGTTCCAAGGGCGGCATTGCCGGCTGAACCATAAGAAATCTTGAAGAAGTTTCCATCAGAATTGTCAATACCAGCAATGAAACTATCACCAGTTCCCAATTGCCATCTAATAGATGCATCACCAGTTGAATCCTGTCGAATTTCTTCTGAGGGACTAGTTAATGCATCAGAATGGATTAGTTGTAATACTGTGTTCTCAGAAGTCTTATTGATTCGGAACTTGAAGCTAGAGTTGGTTGTAACACCAAAACCGCCTCTATCAGAAGTGTCGATTGTTAAGATATCGTTTGTTCCAAGTGAAGCATTTCCAGCAGTATTACGAGAGAGTTTGAAGTTATCAGCGTCTGAGTTGTCAATACCAAGGGCAAAACTAGTACTACCAGATAACGATAATCTTATAAAAGCGTCACCAGAACTACTTTGTGAAGCATCAATTTGTGGGTCTGTAACTGCTGAGCTATTTCCTATAATTGTAACAGTCCCAACTGCTGGATCAAATTGTAGAGAACCACTGATTGTTAAAGCACCACCAGAACCAGTAAATACGATTCTATTTGCAGTTCCAAGAGAAACTGGAAATGCCACAGTGCCTGCCGAATTGATCGTCATTACCTTTTGGATTACAGCATTTAGCATGTTCCAAAGTGAAATCGTGGAGTCACGTGCAGTTGTATTATCAGTCTGATTCTGTTCCCATTCTACTCGAACTCTACCAGCTTCAGGTTCAGAATGTACGAGAGCACCTGCAAGAAGGAACGAAGTATCAACGCCAAATCCAGCATTAGGAGCAGTTGTATCCTGCCTGGCTCGTTTAGCAACTAGGGCAGCATAAGGAAGATGGTCATTGGTATTTTCCTCAGCTTGGAATTTACCGAATGGATCAGTAGTTCCTCCAAAATTGACTGAATCAAGAATATCATTTAGTACGATTGATCTTTTCTCAGAATCTCTCTTGACGCCAATTAAGGCATATAATGATTTATTAGTTCCATCACTGATTAGAGTTTTGATAGCATTATTATTAAGTAATTGTGTTACTTCATTCCCGAGTAGCCGAAGTGCATCGTAAACTCTAGGATCGGTCTTTTGGAGTCCTGAAAGGACTGAATCGAATAATTGCAGTGTCACATAGCCCTCGATTGCCAAATGGGCTTGCCATAAATAATCAATTGTTCCACAAAGTTTGTAGCAAATTGAAAATCAGAGTAATCTTTGGCGGTCCTAACAAAGTCCAAAGTACGAATTCTCTCTGAAACATAATTCGTTAAGCGGTAAATGTAGTTACCTGTTCCAGAAGATAGACCAGTAATCGAGTCAAATAGTGCAAAATCAAAGATGTAAGTTGCCTGAGTATCCGAACCCATGAATCCACGAAGTCTAAATCCATTGAAGGAATTTACACCAGAACCGAACTCTATTGAACCAATACCAACTTGGAAACTAATATCCTGACTAGTTCCTCCAAAATCCACATCGCCAATTGTAGGAACCGCCTCATTGAGAATAATACCCTTCAAGCTTGCGGTGTTGACTGAATCAGCCATTATCAATCTAGCTGTCTCTTGACCAGCAACTTGTACTGGCTCAATGTGCATCGATTGAACACCGGTGATTTTATTTGCTCCTCCAATTGCGATTGGAGCCCAACGAGCCCATCGAACTTTCTCATAAGTCAATCCTTGAGAGTAGTCCACTGACCAAAGATGGTATCCAGTTGTAGCATCCGACCCAAAAGCGATGAAAATCCTCTTTGTAACTGGGTCCACACAAAGATGAGTCTTACCAGAATTCTTTGAGTAAGTCAGTCTCATTGAATTTTCCAGCGCATAAGTCAATGGAATATCTGGATATTTGCCATCAAATGGATATAGACCATCAAGGCATTCAATGAGTAAGAAATCTAGAGAGTTTCCAGTTGCATCTACAACTTCGGCAATTCCAAGTTTGGTTGTTCCTTTGTTGTCATCAACGGTGTTGACCGGCCATGTGCTTGCTGGACCATCTGTTGCTTGAGCGTTGTAGGTACGGCGACCTTTGAAAATGTACAAAGTGCCTCGGTACTCTCGACAATTTTGGATTCTACCGCCCTCACCTTTGCCAGCAATTAAATATCCATCGGTTGCTGGGAATGACTCTGGTTCACCTTTCTTGGAAATTCGGACGAGAGAATCATTTGCATCAGTTGCATCGTTCCAAGTTGTCATGCTTCCGAGATATTGACCAATTCCTAAAGCTGCTGGAATCTCTTCAAGTTGATCTAAGAGATAAGCTCCTGAAGAAACCAATTGGGTGTCATATAAGTTGATATTTCCAGTCGTCGTTACGTTGTCATTGATTGTTCCTGCGAAGAAGAATTCATAATGATCTGGGTTTCCATCATAGTTCGTGATGAACTTGGTCATTAAGATTCTTCTGGCGACGGTCCCAGTTGGCCCTACTGCTACACCAGTTAAGGTGATAATAGATGGAGTACCCGCTGGAACTGTTACACCAGCAGGGGTTGTGTATTTAGTAACGAATCCAGAATCAGTTTCATGTGCATATGTTACCAAGTGGAAGCCAGGGGTACAATTCCCCGCAGCCCCTACAGCAGGAGTTAGGAACGTAGCCGGTTTTAGTCCAGCAGCTTTTCTCGCTGTAGTAGTTTTACTTGGATCATAGACATAAACAAATTCGGAAGCTAAACCTCTAGCTGCTCCATTGGGTGTAATATAAGCACGGTCAAAAAGAATCTGAAGCCAGAAATCCTGCATTCCAGCTTTTGACAAAATTGGAGTTGCAGGAGCACCAGCTCCAGTGTCTCGAATTCTTCCAGTTACACCATCGTAAGTATGGACAAGATACCGAACTGTAAATGGGGCAGATGAGAGACGAAATGGGAAAATTCGCTTGATGGATTCAGCACCGCCAAATGTCAGTGCAGCTAGGGAAAAGGTTTGATCTACCGGTTCACGAACATAAACCGTTCCATCTTTGAACCTACAATCGTTGTAGGCTTGTCCATACCCTTTCGGATATAGAGCAGTCCTATCCCAATAGCCACGAAAGTCATCAACTACGAATTCGGCTTGATCTCTCATTTACAATAACCAGGAAGCTTAATGTCTCTACAAACTGTTAAATCTTGGTTATTTTTTACACAAAGTGTATAAGTTCCCTCAGGCCCAGCAGCAATTACAAACCATTCTCCATGATGCTCTTGGGCTATCGCGTCAAATCCATTATGCTCCACAACTTCATATGGTGGTCCAGAACAATTATCATCTGGAACCAACTGAAACCAAGTATAGCCAAAACCAGCTTGTGGAGGTACATCAACAATATGAAAACTACAAGTAAGTATTAGTGTTAATAGGATCACAAATCTCCTTGAATTTGGGGGGCTTTTATACCCCCCATTTTAATTGTTTATGCTGATGGTAATGACGGAATTGGTAACCACAATGCAATTGCAATGATAGTGTCACCAGTTACGCCAGCTACATAACCAGCCGCTGTATGCTCACCTAAAGCGCTGTTAGCACCACCAGCGGTGTTGCAATAGACGAGCATCTTCTTGTTAGCTAAATCGTATTGATATACGAAACCAGCCTTACCAGAAATCGATACAGAGCTTGGCTGACGATTTGTATAGCCAATCAATGTACCAAAATCCAGTGTATCTCCACCAGTTGCGTAAGATCCAGATGCAACAACGGAAAATACTCCTACGAGCATTCCATCTGCACCTGATCTCTTCAACATTGTTCCAGTTAAAGCCATTCATCGACTCCCGATTTTGGGGAGAACTTGTTGCTTTCTCCCGAAGTCATCATCCAACTTGTAAACGACTTATACGTGGTCTACGATACCGCTTTCTACGAATCGGCAAGTTTTGTCTCTTCTTCGCATTTATCGATAATAGCAATTCTAATGCACTGCCAGCATCTTCCTGTAGAGCTTCTGCACGAGTAGTATTCTCACCGATTACTAAAGCGGCTATTGCTGCGGCACGAGCCGCAAGAAATTCCTGGGCACCTTCAATAAGAATCGAATCTCCAGCGGCAGTTAATTTGGCAAGAGATTTCAGATATCGAACAAGGATTTCACGGTTTGTCGTTGCCCCTCGAAACTTGATTTCCTGTTCTCGCCAAGTCCAAACATCCAAAGTTGTTTGTTGAGATTCACTTGGTTCCCAAGCTGTTTCTTCCATATCGGTCCAATCATCAGCCGAAGTAGAACCAGAGGCTCTTTCTTGGATGAAGATTGGTTCAATGAAATTGGCGTTGATAGAGACTTGAGGATCGATTCTTACTGTTGAAGCAGCTATTGAAATCGTTGATGAAATTTCGTCTGTAACCTGTACACCATTGTCAGCGTAAACCTTTTGTAGTTCTCGATAAGCTTTATCTACCAACGGAATCATTCGAGCATCAGTGTAGATAGCTTTGCCTACGTCATTTAGCAAAGCCACAGCTTCTGTTAATACGTCGCTGACAAGTGTCGATGGCATTTATTTAGCCGATGCAAATTGTAGAGTTTTAGCTTTATCTGAGTCCAAAACCGCCCGGCAATTGGGACAAATCGCAATATTCGCAAGAACTGTAGATCCACAACCAGGACAAGATTGGGTATCGGTAACAGAGTATAGCCAATCTTTCTTGAGTCCAAGAGCTTTGGCAGCGAACTTTTGAATGTCGGTAATCATTTTATGCTGACGATATTTCTGCCAATCATCGTCTGCTAATTGTACAAGCTTCCAGAACCAAACCTTTTGCATGGCAAGGGCGGAGTCTAAAGCTGGCTTATGGCGGTGTTTCACATCTTCAGCAGAGACTTTCCCCTCCAACACAAACAACGCCGGCTTAGCTCCAGACTCATGTACAAGTTGAGCAGAGACGAAATCATTGACGATACTATTCGCCACGATTTCTGAATCATCCGTCTGTACTAAAGAACGACCGTCACCAACATAAACACCGTAAGGTGCGCGTTCTACATGGAGGACTTGAACGTTGCCTTCCTCAGCAGGAGGAATTACGTACTTTGGCGGTGCCAATCCAGGCTTAAACTCGTTAATGCCAAATGGCATTGCTGATACAACGGTGTGCATTACTTATTTCCCTTCGGGGCTTCAGAGACTGACAGTTCTACGCCATTCTCGAAATTAAGTACTTCAATAGCTCTCTTGTATTGGGCCAATGGGCCATCTACAAAATTTTCACCAGGTAGGATTCGGTAAGAAATGTTATCCACCATTCCTCCGATTACTCGACCAGTGTTATTAGTAACTTTGACTACCATGACAGGCTTTTCCTCCTCTACTTCAATTTTCCGAAAATTCTTTACCCGTGTAACCGACCGAGTCTTCAAGGCGGAGCTTACCTTCGTTTTCAAGCTCGGCACGGTACGACGCAATACTTTCTTTTTTGTCTTCTTCATCCATTTTTCTCGCTTCGTCCGGAGTTAATGGATCGATATTTTCCTTCATGTAGCAGAGAAAATCGCAATGGAACCAACTTGGCTCTTGATATGAGCCATCAGGCCACTGGAATGCATAGAAGCACTCGTAACCGTCCCAATCTTTGATTTCCCCTTGATACACAGGAACTTCTGCACGAAATTCTAAAACCCAGCGTTCTTTAAGATAGGAATATTTCGGTACTAAAACCGCATTAGTTTCTGCACGAGCCATAATGTCATCGTACTTCTTATCACGGTGCTCAGTTAAATCATTTGCCCAAACTAAACGATAACGATTTTCTCCACCAAGAGTAACACCGTACTTTTCTCTCAGTTGTCGATTGATTTGAACCGCCTCTAATTTGTCCATAACTCCTTTAAAGGGGAGTGCATTAAGTCGGGAATGGAGTTTCTTAATGCACTCCCCAAGTCACCGTTTTTAGAAGTTGCTTCGCTAATACTCTCCTACGCTAACCGACTTGCTACCCATTTCGCGATAGATGGCACATAGGTGAATGTCACAGGGATGTTAGCGGCAGTCGTAGTACCAGCCGCAAGAATATTACCAGCAGCAGTCCAGGTCCAAATTGCAGTAGGAACCAATACGATATCCCCTGCAAAATCTGCCGATGGTAATGTGATGTTCACGATCGCAGCGGTGCCAGACACACGATGTACTCGGTTTGTCGGTGCAATTGTAGCAGCCGATGCAATGAGTGCTCCTTCAATGGCATGGAAGCCATTCATTGCAACAGTAGCAAAGTTCTCAAATGCTAGTGCCATGCTAATCTCCTAATAACCAGAAGGTACGGTCAAGGTGTCGATGTAGGAGCAAGCTGCTGGATTGTCAACAAAGATGTTGAAGCTGGTCACTAGATAGAACAACCAAGCCGCTACAACGCCACCATCGGTTCCACGTACTTCAAAGATCTTTCGTCCCGAAGAAGGATCTTTGTAGTAATCAACTTCATGCATCTCTGCACGGCCCCAAACATCTGTGATAAAATCGATACGAGTCTTATCCCAAGACATTGAAGGCCGGCAAGGAGCGCCTGCAAGCTGCATGTTATCGCTGAAATACATGTTGAGGTTTTCATTGCTGGCTTGCTTGTGGATTTGGCTGACAAGCTGTCCAAGTTCCTCATAAGCTTGCATCTGGCAACGGTGCAGCCAAGCTTCCAAGCGCATTCCATTGTCGATACCAACACGATCAGCAATCTTGTTAATCGCCAAACGTGCGAATGGTAATGCAAGAGCACCACCGGCGGCCACTCTGGACGCCCGGATTTCAGGAGTTGTTGAACGGGGGAAACCCAACCATGTACCAGAAGAAGCGTTTGAGTGATGGTAGGGTACTCCCAACAGAGAAACAGGAGGAGTTGCGGTTACACCAGAAATAACAACTTTATCTGTCGCAATTCCTGTTGCTACTGAAGGAGTGATATCTACAATCTTGTTAGCAAGATCATAGAAGTTGATTTCACGCTCTAGACCAGCAGTTCGGTTTGTAGACAAAGCGGCGTTGTAGATGTTGACGTTCTGGCCAAAACGAAGCAACCGTGCGCCGAAACCGTCAGTTGCCAATGTTAGACGATCACCGCCACCAGTACCAGTTCCCACAGAGTAAGTAGAAACTGTAGCAAGTACACCAGTTCCATCAGTCATGCACAGAGAATCAAGATGCCGACGGAATTCATCCAGCTGCTTCGCAAGTGCATCACGGAAAGAATCGAGTACAGCTTTTCTCTTTGAGTCAGTAGCCCACTGGCTTTTCGCAGTCCACTCAACAGCGTGCTTCAAGTGTACAGTGTTGATAACCGCCTTATCGTATTGGATTCCACCGCCACGTCCTAAGGAACCGCCATCAGGATCATACTGTCCGAATTTCCCACCAGGACGAAGTTCCAATGGAATCCTCATATCCCGGTTGGAAACTACTTCTGTAGGTTTCTTTTCGAGGGAGGAATAGAATTTATCGTCCCTATCGAAAAGAGTCTTGACCTTCTCTCGGACTCGCTCTAATTCAAGTCCTAATACGTTAGTTTCAGCTTGTGCAGCCATGAATAGTTCTCCAAAATTACTCGGTTGTTAATTGTTGCTGGAGAACTATTTCTAACGCGGGCCAAGATCGCGGACATTACGAGGCCATGTTTCCAGGATACGAAAGAAACTACTTCCTAAAACTTACCCTTCCTGCTAAGTAATCCCTTGTTGAAGTCTTTGACCAATCAACTTTCTTTGCATCTATCTTTTCACTTGTAGGACCTGTTGAAGATCCAATTTTCTCACCAGTTTTCGCTGGAGCTTTTGATCCAACAATTTTCCCAGCAACTTCAGCAGTTACTTTGCCAATAAGAGCTTTTGCGGGTCGAATATAAGCTGATACGATTGCTTTACGATTCTCGGCGGTAAATCCGGAACGCTTCGCAGAAACCAATAGCCGATTCACAAGATCAACATTTTCCTTGTTAAGCTTCATGATCTTGGCGATTTCGTCAAGAGTTCGATCGATAATAACTTCTCGGATTCCTGAAGATACCTTTGGATCGATCTTGTTGTTAATCTCTTTGGATAAGATCGAATTATTCTCTTCTCTAATTGAGTTAATAAAGGAATTCGTTGCTTGTGCTTCATGTCCCTGTAGTCTCTGACGAAGTTCTTGCTTCTCAGGATCATCACGATTTACAGGCTGATCTTTCGGAAGATCTTTGTCGCCATAGAGGAATAGAGAAAGATTTTTCGCAGTTGCGTAAAGCCCTTTGTCCTTCTCTCGTACAGCTTTTTGCTCCATTTCGCGGACTAAACCACGATACAGTGGATCTACTGCATGACGCCATAAATCCGGGGACCGCTCGAAAACTTGGGGAAGAAAATTGCTTACGATATTTACAATTGCTTTGGGACCAACTTGGTCTACATCATGAATAGAGTCTAGTAACGCCCCGATATTACCTTCGAATAATTGGCCGCCTAACTCTTCAAATTGAGAAACCTTTTCTGCCGCTGCCTTTGCAACTTCAACAGTTGGAAATACCTCAGCGAATTTTTCAGCCTCAAACAGGGCCTTACGAAGTTGAGGAAAATCTTTGAATACGTTAGCGTACTTTGCAGTAATTTCCTTGGCAGTTTCAGAGGCGGTTACAGAAGATTCATCAGTTTCCTCTGGCTCTTCTGGAGTTTCAGTTTCATCAGTTTCTTCTGTTTCCTCAGCTTCTGGAACTTCTATATCTTCAGTTGGTTCTGCACCAGTTTCACCTAAATTTTCATCGTCTGAGCCTTCAGCTAGGAAATCACGGTCTGAAACAGTAGTATCAGTCTCACCCGACATGCAAAAATCTCCTTACGTGTTAAGTGCCGTATGATCGATCCAACCCTCTGCCCAAATTGTAGCACCAACACCAGCGGCAGAAGGAGTATATTGCAAAGCTTCGTTTACAGGTAATGGAACACCTTGGAACATATCACCCATAAATACAAGCCCAACAGCCAAAGATGCAGGGGCTTTGTATAGCTCTACGGTACCGCCAGAAGATTCAATGTCGAAGCTTTGGGCGGCAGAGGTAGTAATTGCAACTGACATCCTAGTAACTACCAAGCGCGCGTTTGCTCCAGGCGAAGCTTGTATTGTAGTAGTTCCAGAACCAACTAGGATATTAACTGCAACTGAGAAATTCTGTCGTTGACTTTCATCACGCATTTGGCTGTTCTCCAGGAGGATTTCCTGGCTCCTCTTCTTGCTGCATCATCGCAGCCTGCATTTGTTGTTGCTGTTGCAATTGTAAATGCTGTTCCAGATGCGCGATTACATTCTGATATCCACCAGGATTTGTCTTTTTCGCTTCTTGGCCTTCGGCTGAATTTGCCCAATCACGAACTACAGCAATATGGATATCATTGTTGTCAATCTGTGGTTCAATTGGAATTGTTGGTTGGGGCGGTGCCGGTGGTTGTCCAGGTATTGGAGGCTCTTGCACTGGCTGACCCTGTAACAATTCAATGATTTCCATTAATTGCTTATTTCTATCATCCTCGCCAGGAATGAACAAATCTGGCAATCCGAAAATTGAGGCAACTGTAGTAACGTTCTCAGGATGGAACAATGTTGCATTAATTGGGTCGAGTTTGAGTCCAAGCATCTCCATTAAGAGAGCTTTCTTCTGAGGCCATGTTAACGGGAATTGCTCAGAAGTTTCAGAAATGACTTGGCCGGTCTTACCACTCATCTCTGATTTACGGATCCAAACGTTTACATAACCAGTTGTTCCCAAGCGCTTTACAAGCTTTTCATCCTCGATTAGATTTTCAGTGTATTCTGCAACACTCTTTTGCATTGTCTGAGCGTAAGCTGCATTTACCGCTTTCCATGGTAATGAAAGTCTTTGTAGTGCTTGGTTCCTACGTAATTCAGCTTCGCCGAGAGTCTGAGAACCTGTTTGCTCTGCACCACCGTAAATACTGCGAGCCGCCCTAGAAATGAACTGTCCATCTTGATCGAGTTGGAAGAAAAATTCCTTAACTTCCTGAGATAACGTGGCATTTCTTGCCTGATAAAACGCGTTTCCTAGACCGCCATCCATCTTGTTCTTGCGGCGTACAGGAACTACTTGGCCAACTTTGTTGCGGTGCTTACCGTATACATCTTGATTTAGAACGTCTGAATCTACGAACGTTTCTCCAACTCCATGTTTGATGGTGTCAAGCGTGAGATATACCAAATCAGAACGCATGTCTTGAATAGCAATAGAACCATATCCAAGAGGTTCAGTATTTGCATGGTTGGAAAGAGGGTCTCGGTAAAGAGTCCAATGATCATCTAGTTTCTCAGAGACACATTCAACGATTATATCGTTGATTCGAGTAAATTTTACCCCTTCGGGATACTCGGAGAGCAATTTCTCACGGTCTTCCTGCGGAAGAGAATTGTAAGCCCAGGGCCTCAGCCAGTAACGACGAACTGTACATAAGCCACGATTGTCGAAACTATAGCCATCAGCAGGTCTACGATAATTTTCTGGATCGGTCGTTCTAGGAACGATTTCAGAGTAATATTGCGGAAAGATTTCTCGGAGAAGCGAGTAATGTTGCTCGGTTTCTAGAATTAGATATGGAGCATCTTTGATGTTACTGACGTAGTAAGGGACTTTCAGGTTGGCAGTGCCATAAACTTCAATGACTTCTCTTGCCTTTGGTACATCATTGATACCAGTTTGGACAATTCGAGAGTCTTGCCTCTGTTCTGGCATTAGAGGAACTTGCCCAGGAATCATCTGTCCCATTTCGTCGGGCATTTGACATTCTGGACAAAACTGATTTTCGTTCCCTTGTTCCTCGTAACCGCAATTGGGACAAACGTTGTAGTCAGTTGAGAAATCTTGCCTTTCCAAAACCGGCTGAGCAATTGTTCCGTAAGATTCGTCCGTGTGTGAATAGTTGTAGAATCCGAGCATTGTCGAGGTCCAAAGGATAAACAATGCATGGATAAATAGGAATTCAGCGTTGTTATGATGGGCGATTAACTCCGCCATTTTACTCGATGCTCGTGCCGCTAAGATATCATCAGGGTTATCAGCGTCAGCAGGAAAGAATCTTACATGTGGAAGTCCCGCAGCAGCAGCGGCGATGATGGACTCACCATAGGCTCGATACACGTTGATAACGGTTGAATATTCCTCTGGATCTGCATCTTCTCCATCGGAATCATCATCAGGGGATTCGGATAACAGGCGGAAGTCGTTAAGAACCTCTGACCAGAAGATATCTTGGATTCCATTCCAATACAATTCACCTTTTCTGCTTCTCCGCCGATAAAAATCCAGGGCTGGTTTATCATCTTTCTCGAAACCATCAGCAAGTTTACGGAGCAGTAACTTGATATCTTCTAATGATACCATTGGTGCAATTGGTTGCTCTGGTTGTAGAAGCTCTTGACTCATCTACCGTATCCAACAGTGATTCCTACGGTGAACTGGCTAGATGGGGAATCTGGAGCGTAAGTGGAACTGAAAACCCCAAAAATTGCCTGACCTACAAAAGAAACCTTAGAACCTTCAGGAATCCGACCTTCGGGTTTCTGACGATACAAGTCAATCGAACCTTGTATAGAAATTGATGGTCTGAAATCTCCACCGAGTCTCTGATCTGTATTGTATAGTAAAGTCATCCAGCCTCTTTGAGACTGATCAAAGGCAATACCGCAACCAGCATGGACAAAACTAGCTTCTGCCCCAAGAATTTTTTGAGCCCCAGCTTCGCAATACAGAGAGAGGAATACAGATTGAGAAAATTTCTGGCCTAGACCGCCTGAGAAATCAACGGCTCTGAAGGAATCTGGTGACGAAATATCTACAACTTGACCAGAAACTCCAGAAAGATCGATCCTCAGATTGATTCTTGGAGAACAATCCCAGCTTTCGTCCCCACAGGTCCATGTAGTGAGAGGAAAATTAATTCCAATTCTCGCAAATGGATCTGTCGTTTCTTGGTCGGATCTAGAGATTCCTGCAGAAACATCAACCTTTACACGAGACTCTTCCTGGGCAAAAGCTGGACTTGCCAGAAAAATCGAGAATAGAATTAACTTCTTCATCAGTTCGTTGCCAAGAACTCTTGCTGCTTAACCAAGTTCTTAACTGTAGCCTTAAGAATCAAAGTTCCTGGAGCCTTAACTTGGCATAGCCGATTAAATGCCGAAGCTGGATCGGCAATACAATCTGCTACAGTACCATTACCTGAAACATATTCCCAAGTAATATCAGGACCATGCTCGGTTGAAGGTACATCTGTACCATCTGGACGCTTTGGAGTAGCTGTAACATGGGCTAAGCAGCCAACTTTGAGAGTTTGGCCATTCGGACAATTAGGACCATCTTGTCCGAAAATACGCATAATCATGTAATAGCCAGCTGGTAAAGGAGCACCTGTAAATGGGGACGAAGAAGGATTTGGGGATGGAGTAGTACCTTGGAAAATATTAATAGTGTTCGTGTTATTATCACCGCCACCGGGCGGTGTACATGCAACGAGAATTACGACCGGAACTAGGAACAATAACCTCTTCATATAATCACCCTTTTCTCATTTGATCTGAAAGTCTCTTTGCCCGATTCGGAACTTGCTTTGCCCATTTGGATTTTAGCATATTCTCAGCTGCTCCAGCGTAATCTGCAAATTGCATCTTGGCAAGCGTGTTTTTGAATCCGAGTAAGCCTTTAATTCCAAGATTAAAGGCCATGTTGATTAAAACATTTTGTCTCGTATCTGACAAATTCCGCCACCAAGGAAGAACTGCATCTAATTGATTGACAAACTTGACAATATCGTTCTGGAGTAGAACCTCAGCTTCTGCTTCTGAAATTCGACCACCTCTTTCTTTATCGATTAAGCGGCCATAACCAATTGTCAAATAACCAAGATGGTCCCGGTAAGCGTAAGGGACGAAACCTTCATCAGATTTCAAATCGGCTATTAAATCTTCGAGAATCATTACCAACTTCCACTAGCTCCACCGCCGCCAGATGAACCGCCCCCACCTTGAAATTGTGATTCATACATACCCTCCGGAAATACGAAGGCAGTGCAGGAGCAACTATTAACCATGCAAGGATGTATATTGGTCGAATCATGGTCACATGGGGCATGGGCACAGTTTTCTCGTTGACAAGTTACAGGAATCTCTGAACAGTAGCCCATTAGATACCCTTTCTTCTAAGTCGCTTGTCAATATCGTCGATTAATCGCAAGTTCAATCTTATATCGTTGAGTAGATCGTCATGTTGTCGTAATCGGGCAGCTTGGACTGCTTGAGTTTCTGATAATTGAATTACCTTTTCGTGCCATGGATCATTGTTAGCTTTCTCGACTAATTGGAATCTCTCGATTACCAAGCCAACTGTTGCAGCGCCAAGAAAGGCGTTTATAGACATTGATATCCCAAGCAAACCGAGCAAAACCCATCTTGGAGCACCGTTCTTCCACTCAGTTATCATCGCTAGTAGCTTTGTTTCTAGCTCTGTCACGGGACATTCGTTCTAACAAGGCTCGCTTAGCCGATGGTGTAAGGGTTCCTTGTAGAGGAACGAAATCTCTTTCGTCATGGACTTCTTCCTTATCAATAACCCTTGACTCTTCGAGTGTCTTTGCTAGCTCATCTCGGTAATATTGCAGCTCGGATTTAAGATATGCAATTTGATCTTCGAGAATCCTATAAAGGCGTTCCTCAAGAGGCTCTGATGATACGGGGAGACTTTCTGGTCCTAATGGAGAAAGGAGCCAGTTTATTAGTCTGTTGAGCCTCAAGATGAGACATACGTTGGTAAAAAGCCGTTTGATCTTGCTCACGAGCTGAAAGTACCACGCCAAGTTTTTCTCTCCTCTCAGCCTCTTCTTTATTGTCATCAATGAATGAATTCACTGCTTGTTGAGTATATCGGTAGCCATCGTAAGGATCATCGCCATTGAACTTCTTTACATCTTCTGAAGACCGACCATCTTTAAGCTTCTCATCGTATACACACTGAGGAATTACATCAATGACGCCGGTGCAATGGGAGAGAATCTGGGCTTTGGGCAAATTGATTTCGGGCGGTTCTGGCTCGAAGAGTTTTCCATAATCCTTATAGGCTGATAAACCGCGAACTCGAAGAATTTGTTGTGCCACTTCTTGGTTGAAGCCACCAGGAGGAACGTATTTAGTTGGTCGCTGGGTCCAGCGAAGATACTCATGAACTAGTAGCTTTCCTCCAATACGATCATTGTTGGCTCGTTGAGGATCGAATCCAGACTCAACTGCGAATTGTTGGGCGATTGTATGCTCAAGTCCACGATCAGACCAGGCAGAAGGGTCAAGGTGAATTTCGTTTAGATTCTGGTCATATTGGGATAAACGGCGTAAATCCGCCGCCCACTCAACAATCTTCTTCCTCTTTACCATGTATTCACGGTATAGGAAGCTCCGATTATCTGGGGATAGTGCCGTCCATCCTGCCCATGTATAATGGTCAAATCCCCAATCAATAACAAGAAATTTTGGCCACCAGTTTCCAGCAATTTCTCGTTGACGGCTTCCATCAGGATCGGAGATAACGTGGCAAGCATTTTCAGGCTCATCGGTATAACGTTGAATTCGAAATTCGCTGAAGACTTGTCCTGTAAAGGCCCAGAAATCACCTTCAAGTTTAGCCTTTCTCTCAGCTTCGGAAGGAATTGCTTTAAGGGAAACTACGTAATTCTCATCTAAGTGTGGATTATCGGTGGCTTTGGCGGGAATGAAAATCCTCTTCATCCCTGTTTGAGCATCGATGAGAACCTTGCCGCCAATCCTGAAAGGCTTTACAAATCTGTCCCTGACCCATTCATTACCGATGTTTCCAGGGTTTGTAGCTGACCTAGCAATTGCAGGAAGTCCAGAGTTCTTTGTAGTTCTTCTTCTTTGGAGAACGAGATAGAGATACTGAAATTCGGTGAAGTGCGTAAGTTCGTCAAATGCAACGTAGTTAAATTCGGCGGTGTCATAGGCTCTTGCATCTTCATCTCTTTCGATGAAGCCGAATCTCATCGTAGCACCGGAAGAGAAATGCCAAACGTGCTTCGTTTCGTTGTAACGGGCCCCAAATAAGGGATACCATTCTTTGGAACGTTCGATAAGAGAAGCTTCAAGTTCTGGATAAGACCGCCGGAAGGCAATACCTTTGAATCTTGGATTATCTGTCCAACCACGAAGGACCGGGTACATTAGAAGAAGTTCTGTTTTTCCTCCACCGGCCGCGCCGCCGTACAAAGCTTCTTCGATTGTATCTGGAACTTGGAGGAATTCTATTTGTTTTGCATGTGGCTTCCAGATTTTAGTTGCTTGCTCGGAGATCACGAAATTACATCTCCGAAAAGGTAGATATCGGCATTACAGGCTGAGCCTTGTGGAGTTGTTAGGGAAAAGAATAAAGTTGCGTCGAGAAGAGCATCAGTTGAGATTAATGGATTAAGGGTTAATCGAATATATTTACGGGCGGCCGTTAAGCCAGTATAAACCTGTCCCGGATTTGACACTGGAGTCACTTTATTTGGGTTCCGGTAGATACCGCCAACTGCAAGACTAGGCTCAATTGAGGCATTGACAACGATGATACGATCAAGGATGTAAGCGTCTGCGAACATGATGATTTGCTGATCTGAGACGGTGTTGAAGTTCGCATTAATTAGCTGTCCAATGCAATTGAGACCGCCGAATTTGACGAACGCACCAGGATCAACCCTTGGCATCTTTCTTCTTAGATTTCTTCGATTTACCGGCGGTGCTCAATGCAATTGCAACAGCTTGTTTCCAAGGCCGCCCAGAAGATATCAGTTCAGAAACGTTCTCTGAAACTGTTGAACTCGATGAGCCTTTCTTGAGAGGCATTTCAGGAAACTTTGGCCTCAATCGTCATAGTATCGTACGAAGATTCTCTTCGTTGATTTGGTGCAAATAGAACTACCTGGGCAATATTTGGGCGGTTTGCGCCGTTGTCACCAGAAACGTTTCGAACAACGACAGATAAATCTTTGGCTATAGTTGCAACGTCTGTAACATCCTTCTTCGAAAGCTTCTCATCTGTCACTAACTGTAATACATCCATCACTTTGCCAAGAGCTTTCTCGGCAACTGATTCTCGGATATCAGAAAGCTTCTTGATGAATTCTGGATCTTTAAAATGGCCCTTTTCTCGATCGCTATCTACACAACCTGAAGAGATGTTACTAACTGTATTTGGAGTAATACCAAAAGCTTCTGCTACATTTTGGCGAGAGTCAAATTTGGCCAGAGTTCCGATTAAAAGTTTTGTCTCTTCGCCAAGCTTTCGATAGTTATCTCCTCGCGGAACGTCGTGCATTACATGAGCAGTAGAGCCATTCCAAACTGTACCGCGGGCAACGTTAACGGGAGAGTTTAGTCTGATATTCATTTCGTCTTGGGAAATTTCAATCATAATTTCGTCCTTGAGGTAAAATGAGATTCGTCCTTGACCCCAATATATGGTGGCGTGTCAGGATTGCCACACAATACCTAGATGCCTCTGGCTGGCTCCAGGACCGCCTAGGACAGCAGGGAACGAGGCCGAGGCCGAGAGAGGCTCATCGTCGCGCCAGGCGGGCAGCTAGGGCCATTGCAATGGCTTCCTGGGAGGAGAGGCTCATCATCATGTAAGGCGGTCCTGGGCAACCCGAGCAATCAAGCACTTGACAATGGCTTGGTTCCGGCCTATATTCTACCCAAATTTAGCCGGGGGCTCAAAATTGATTTATAAAGGCACTTGTCCAATTTGCAAATCTCCTTGGATTTCCAAGCAGCCAAGAAAGATCTTCTGCTCTACCAAATGCCAGTACGTTTCTTGGGCGCAGAAATACCGGCCAAATGTAGGAAAGAAATAAAATGGAACCCAAAAACGACCGCACCCAATTTCATGAAACTGAGGCTCTTTACGAATGTTCAGAGGTTAACTGGCGAGATTATAGCATAACAGGGACCCATAGCTTCTGGTATAGCTTTGTAAGAGAACAATGGCTATATTGTTTCAATACGAACGTGTTTGTTCTTGATGAATATGGATATGATTATATCGTTAGGGGTTTTGAAACGAGCGAAAAGTTTTATAGCTTGTTGTAATTTTTATCCAATCATTATCCAATCATATTTGTACTGGTTCCCCCCTACCCCCCATAAAAAGGGGACCCAATTTGCCCCCATACCCCGCGTAAAAAGATGTAAAACGTTGTCAAAAGTTGTAAAGAAATGTCAAAACTTGTGAACTTATCAACAGTTAGCCCGTGAGATATGTTAAACGTTGTAACTCATGGGCGGCAAATGAAAAGGCGGCATGGAAATTGACCAGCAAGTTTCGTGCCAGGGTATCGAAACCGCCTCAAATTATGAGAGAAATCTGAGACTTTGCTGATGGTTTTCTGATGGTTTCTTTACTTGACAGGGTTTTGATGTAGGACTATATTCTCCAGTATGAATACAATGATGATGGATCCATTCAACCGGTTCGATACCGACGTCAATGGTGACCCCTACAGCGTGTATGACGTGTACTGCTACAATTGTGAATCGTACCATGCGCCTGGAGAAGCTTGCATGTATTCCTTGTTAATCGCCGAAATCGAGGGATTGCTATAAAAACCCCAAAATTTCCCATCCACCACAAAAAACGGAATAAAAAATCCTTGACACTCGAACCTTGCTCGTGATAAACATGGGCAAGTTTGGAGGGTCAAAGTGAAAGATCCACAGTACACAAACGGTTACAAGAGTTTTGCACTCGGAGTCAACGAATTGAATTTCGTCAAGGATGACGCGGAAAACGCCATCAAGGCTGCGCTAATCCGAGTCAAAAACGACGATCCGAAAGGTACGATTCTCAATTCATCGTTTCAAGCTGGCTGGGTTGACGCGGCTTTGGATAGCCTGGGGCTATAGAGAGGATTGAGAATGGAAAACATGCTATGGTGTGCTGAGTGTGGGAAAACTGAGGTTTCCAACATTACCTACCCACAAGTCTGGACAGCCCTGAGCAATCACAAGCGGTCCGACCCTGACCACAAAGCCGCAAATCGCCTTGCCCAAGCCTTTGGAGTTTCACCGACTGAAGCTTTCGCCTGGCTTCGGGGAGAACAAAGAGCAAGAAAACTCTTGACAAACGAAGACTAGAAGCCTAAATTGAAACCATGGATTTTCAGGGTAAAGAGGTAAACAAATGACAGTTTCAGGCGCCTACGGTCGAGACTACAAGTCAGCCAAGGAAATCAAGGCCGACTGGTCGAGCGGGAAAGACTTCGTCATTCGAAGCCTTGAAGGCTCGGGTTACGTGAACAACGCCGACGTGGAACCAAGCATGGAAGTCTGGGGACGGTATAGCCAGGATAGAAAGATCGTGCGATTGCAGTAGCTAGCCTCAAACTCTGCTAGTGGCATTCAACCCATTGGCAGATTTGGAGGCTAACATGAGAGTTTGGGCGGTCCCATTGGCAAAGCACGGCTTTCGTCCGGTTGATCGGATCAGGAATCCGGTACGCTGGTACCTGGAAACCGAGGACGGACAAATCCTCGATATCGGTAGCTTCGAGACTCGCGTCTCGGCCGAGATTCATGCCCGAAACAAGGGGTGGAAACTGTTCGATTATTACGACGGACCCGCTTGACAAAACGCCAATCACGGCCTACCTTATAACCGTGGTTGGCAGAGACGGATCGAGGATTAGATGAGGTTACTAGCTTCATCCTCCGCCCTAGTAAGGCCGATGAAAACATCCTCGATCCTTCCCTGCTAATCAAGGCAGGAATTTAGAGGTAAATATGGCACTGAAGCGAGAGACTGATACCGCCGAGTTGACCGTCCCTGGCAAGGATGGGAAGTTTTCCTACGCATTCGAAGTCCTTTCCGGTGACTTTGAGGACGCCCTGGCTCACGCTGGCAACGACCAGACGAAGCTTTCGGACGCGTACTTCGACGTTGTGAACACCAAGGCAAAGGCTTCGGCTCGTCAGTCGGAATACAACAAGCAAATCGATCCTGAGGAGAAGGCCAAGGCCGATGCCATTCGTAACCTCATGACGGCCTTCGGCTGGTCGCGTGAAAAGGCTCAGGGAGAGCTCGTGCGCATGGCTACCGAGGGTAACCAGAGCTAGCCAAGTAGTTATAAGTGAGTAGTTATAAGTGCGCTAGTACAAACTATGAGATTCCAATAGTTAACCATAGGCGCTGAATCTCACCGGGCCGCGCATGGTATAAACGCGGAATTGGAGAATCAATGCAAATGGAGGAAACCATGATTACAGCTTAGGAGGCTAATAATCATGGCAAACAACGGACAAAGCCGCTCCGCTAAGGACAAGGAAATGGCGTCGCGGTTGAAGAAGGATCCGCAACTCTGCGAACGTTGGGTCGGTCGTTGTGCCATCTGCGGCGCAACCATCCGTAACGGCAAGGCAACATTCGATCACTACGCGGCGCATGCTCGCGGGAGTGAGAACAGCTAAAACTTTCAAACCCTAGGGCTAAGAGTTTATCGCCGGGCATAAGATCCTTTTAGCCCTAGTCTTGAGAGGTTTAGAAAAATGAGAATCCTACGATTCAAACCTTGTCCCATTCATTCAGATAACCCTGATTGCTGGTGCGGTGCGCAATACGAATATCTCACAAAGCAAGGCGAGCCAATCAAGATCAAGACATTCTCAGATAGATACCTCACCGCCTTTGTGTTGAGGGACGGGTGGTGGCGCGGTTGGGAATCATGTTGGCTCGAACCGAAGAGAATCGTGTCTCAACAGACTTAAAGAGAATGACAAGTGAGTCTCGCCTTTCTCCGAGCCAAATTTTTCCCTCGTTCTCCACGGTTCAATCTCCTAACCTGGCACAAGGTAGGACTCTATCCTTACTGCCAAAACTGTAGGATTCCAAGATGAAGCAAGACAAAGTCAACGGCAATCCCAAGAAAACGACATGGTAGGAGACAAGGCAAGAGACGCTTGGTATCCATACCGATCGATAGATCCAGCCGACAAAACCGCAAAGACTGGAAAGAGGTTATAAAATTCCATGACAATTACAAACGAACGTACTCTCAACCTTATCTCTCGTGACTTCGTTGCTGGTGTGACAGATAAAGAGCATTTCTACCAAGAGCTAACCGAAACTCTTGACGAAGCTACGGATAACACCTTCATTCGTCTTGCTTACGCGATAATCAAGGAATTTTCAGAGGATTGAAATTGAAAGGCAAAGCCGAACCTGCCGAGAAACGTTTCTTTAATTTTGTCGAACAAATTCCCTTTCATACTTGTTGGGAATGGACTGGAGCCATAATTCCAGTAGGATACGGTCTATTCTGGAATGGCAAAGCTATGGAATATGCTCACAGGTATTCCTATCGCTTGCATAATGGTGAAATCGCCAAAGGTAATGTAATCCTCCATTCCTGCGACAATCCTTCTTGCGTCAACCCAGCACATTTGTGCCAAGGTACACAGCTAGAAAACCAACAAGATTGTAAAGCTAAAGGCAGACTCGGAAATCGCGGGAAAGAACGAAAGCTAACGGATGTTACGGTAGAACAGATAATCAAGCTATACAAACTAAAGGTTTTCAAGCAAAATCAATTAGCAGAAATGTTTGGAGTGACCCAAGCGACTATATCTTATATCATCAATGGAAAGCTAGTTTATGCTGCCACGCTGCTGGGTCGCTGCAAGTAACCCGCTGGTAGGCTGCAAGTGAGTCTAGGCAGGCCGGATGGCACCTAACTTGAGGCTATTCAATGACCTACAGCCTACCCCCTCTATCTCCAAAAAGGGTACCCCTCCCTGCCTTGAGCATAAGGAGAGGATTTTGTTTCTTTTTTTTTTTTATATTTTTTTAACTCCTTCCCTACCAGTCACTTAGAGGCGTGTCAGTTCTGACACACAGGGCGTGTCAAATTAGGAACTGTGGTCAATGAGCCACAGGAAGGAATTACAAGCGGTGTGTCAAGCTTGACACGACCGGGTGGGAGGGGAAGGGGGTACCCTTTGAGAGGAAAGAGGGGGTCAGGGCTTGACAGGAGGCAAGGCACGGCCTATATTGAGGTTAGCTCAGAGCAACTCCTCCAGAGACTCACCAGCGGTCCCCCAGCACCCTCCCAGCCAGGACCCAGCAGAGGAGAAGCAAAATGAGAGATACAATCCGCGAATATTTCGAAAAGACTTTCAACTATCTAGACACCCTCGATTACCTTGAGTACGTTGCAATTGTCAAGCCTATTTCATGCTAGATCGTGCCAAACTCGCCGCTAAGATACGCAAGCTAAGGGCGGAGTCCAGGAAGCCAAAACTCCGCCCATCGTTCGTTCCATTACCTTTTCCATGTAGATCCTGCGGTTTTCTAGTCCCATCGGAACATCTAAAATACCGTATTTGCCGAACGTGCCGGATAGACAAGGAAAAGATTATGGATCGAGTATTTACCGCCCTAATCTCGGCAGGAATTTCCGAGTCAAGGGCAATAGATACAATTTTGGAAAACGTTCTGTAAATGTTCGGAGATTTGACAAGTTTCGATGTTACTCCAAAACGAGACCCGCCACCAAGTTATAAGTTTTGCTTTAGCTTTTGCATCTATTGTGGAGACAAACTAACCTACGGTTTACAGAGACAAACCTGCCAAACCTGCCATATCATGTATGGATGGGGAATAATGGAAGCCCTGACAAAAGAAGAGAAATACCAAGTAATCTTCAATGCAAAGATTTCAGAAATTTCTGTCTCTGCAATGTCCAATGACCAATTGGCCGAGCACATTGCACTGCTAGAAAGTACGCTTCATGATTTGCTCTATGAGAAGCGTACAGAAATTCAAGCGGCAAGACACGTACTTGCGGACCGTGAGTTCTCTTCCGAAGCCGAGAAAGATCGGATCCAAAAGCTTGCCGATAAGAATTACCATCGTGATAGAGGTGCTGAAGAGAAGGAAGCTATTCATGCAAGGTCCGAGAGACTTTCGAAACGCGAGAAATTCATCGCTTCAATGATGAAAGCAGGAATCCCAAAGGCAAAAGCGGAAGAAATGGCGGTAAATATCAAATGAATCAAGTTTGGCTAGTGACAATTGATCCACCATATGAACCTGGAGAAATTGATTCCATTTGGTCAACAGAAGACAAGGCGAATCAGCGTAGAAATGAATTACTAGATGGAGATTCGGATCTATATAATCTCTCTCCGTACCATGTATTCTCTATGAATCTCGACGAGATTCCTAGGTAATTCCACCATGATTCTCAAAGATAAATGCCAAGCCTGCGGCAAGATTGCCAAGGAAGCTTCTCGAATTCTCTGCCAAGACTACACCATAATCAAGCTTGCCTGTGGACACCTGGCAACAGAAAAGAAGATTCCAGTTTTTGATTATTCAACGATTAAATCTTCCGACGGTAAAAGTCTCTTTCCCTTCCAAGTAACTGACTGTTCCCGCGCTGCAAAGGCTAATTTTCGAGTCCTATTCAACCATGAAATGGGCACCGGCAAAACCGTCATGGACCTTGCCCTATTCAAGGCTCATGCCGATATTCTCCATCCTGCCTTGTTCATTGTTAAAGGTTCCTTGGTAATCCAATTCTTCCAAGAAATTCATCGTTGGACTGGTGTTATTGCCCAAATTCTCCGAACCGGTAAAGACGTTCCTGTACCTGGCTTTCGTGCCTACATTTGCTCATATGACCTTGTCGGAAAGATGGATTTTAGCCGTTATGGAATAAATATCAAAGCCGTCTTCATTGACGAGTGCCAGTACATCAAGAATCCAGAAGCCAAGCGAACTAAGGCGGTCAGGGAATTCTGTGCCGACAAGAAGCACATTATCGCCACGTCAAACTCACCAATCAAAAACAATGCAAGAGAATACTTTCCAATCCTCAACATTCTTGATAGAAAGAATTTTAATTCAGAGGCAGCTTTCATCAGTGAATACGTGGATTACTATGACAACGGTTTCTCTCTGAAATTTGGAGGTTTGAGCAGCTACTCTACCGACAAATTTAAGCGTATTACCTCGGAATATATCTTTCGTCGCACCCGTGCTGAAGTACTCCCGGACCTACCCAAAATCTTCCGGCAAAACCAATTCATCGAAATGGAAGATAAGGAAATCTCTGGAGCCTATGAGAAAACTGCAAATCAATTCGCAATGGAGTTTGACGGTGATTTGTCCATAGGCTCAGCCGGTATTGCTGCGCTATCGCGCATGAGACATCTTACAGGGTTGAGTAAAATTGAACCCTGTATTGATTTCGTAACTGATTTTTTGATAAACACTGATCGAAAGATCACCATTTTCGTACATCACGTTGATGTAGGACAAAAGTTGTTCGCTGACTTGGTAAATGGTCCTTGTGGAACGTTTGGCATTTTGAAATTGACGTCGGACTTGTCAATTGATCAGAGATTCAAAGTTATCGAACAGTTTAGATCGAGCGAAGCGAGAGTCCTAATAGCCTCAACTTTGGCTTTCGGTGAAGGCTTGAACCTACAATTTTGTTCTGATGCAATCATGCTAGAGCGCCAATGGAATCCTGCCAACGAGGAACAAGCTGAAGGGCGGTTTCCACGGCCCGGAAGTACGGCAGAGTCAGTGAACATCACCTATTTCTTAGCGATTGGCACAATCGATGAATGGCTTGCTGAACTAGTCGAGCAAAAGCGTTCTTTCGTAGCTTCAGCAATTGATGGCAAAAAGATCGATTGGTCAGAGTCAAGCTTAATGAAGGAACTTGCTGAGAAGTTAATTGCGGCACAAAGAAAGAAGTGGAAAGTAGCTTAAAATGGGAATTAATGCAGAAATGCTAGTTGTCACTACTTCAAAGCTTTCAGAATCTGAAGTCCGTAAGATTTCAGTACGTCTCTGTGAAGCTTTTGGTACTGATCCATTCTTTTTGATTAGACCAGCCAATGAATATAAGTGGGAAGAGAGACATGCTTTAGAAATTATTAATAAATATGAGCAGAATGGTCCAGATATCAAGCCTAATATTAACGAACAATTTATCAGGGTTAGTTTATCGGGACGCTATTATGGAATCGGTTATGAACGTGGAAATCTCCCACAAATCGTAGCAATTGCAGATTGGCTTGAAAGAAATATACCAAACTCCACGATTCTCTACGGTGGAGATTCATCCGGAGTTTGTGCCGAACCATTCGATAAAGCCGCCCGCGAGACCCTCCTGCAACATTTTGCAGAGAACGGGCATACTCCATACACTGGAGATTTGCAAGGCAACGAACGAAACCCCTATATAGAAGACGATGGAATCAAATGGCCTTTCTGTGATTTTTGCCAAGTCCATTATCGTCGATTTGGTTATGGCGCTAGTTATGGTGCATTCTCATGCGCTGGTTGTGGAGACAGTAAGGAAACTAGAGATAAAGGCTTAACTTGGCAGAAGCGAGAAGAATAAATGGAAGATAGTCAAGACCAAGGAACAAACTTAGCCCCATCACCCGCTGATCCCTTGCTTCGAACCGGCTTTTGTGTAAATTGCGAAGCCACTAGAGAACTAACTAAACTTGGAGACTGTTCCAAGTGTGGCTCAGGTTCCATATGGACTGCTAACGCCGTAAGGAATTTCCATTTGTATGGAATACTCTTAACTAAAGAGGAGGATAAGTGAGCTTCACAATTGTTCTCTTGCTCTACGCCCTAATTCTCACTGTTGCAGAGGCACGTGGAAAATGTCCTTCTTGGGTTCCTAAGATTTTCATTATTGTTGCTCTGCTCGTTCAGTTTTGGGGACGGTGAAATGTGCATCCTAGGCAAGGAAATTAGTCGCTCAAACATAGACGAAGCAAATCCACCAATTGGTTATAGAGGTTGGTTTGTCAAGAACTCATTTTCGGAAGATACAAAAGTTCTTCTTTCAGAGTCAGCAGAATACGAATGGCCAAAAATTGCAGAAGGAAATCCTTTAGAGGAAAATAGAGGAATATTCTCCTACAAAAACCACTACAACAACAACTACTACTACTACAACAACAACTACAACAACAACAACAACTACTACTACACCGCCGGACTATGCTACCAATGGGGACTGGTAGTTTTTCACGAAAAAGGTTATAGGAGTCAATTTGCCAGGCCAAAAAGTTTAGTTTTACTAGATAAACATGAGAACCCGCACTTCCTAAACCATTTTAATAACATAGTCGAACTGGTAGCTAAAGAATACAACTGCAACACAATAAGCCAGAAAGAATATGAGCAAGAAAATCCTTCGAACCACTCCATCATTAGTCAATAATTGGGACTCATGTCCTACACGCGGATTCTACACCGACATCAAACAAATCGGTCAATCAGAAACCAAAGCTTCATCGCAAGATTCTAGAGAAATTGGTATTCTTGTCCATAAAATGCTAGAAATGTACTATCAATTACTCCAATGGACCGATGATAAGAGAGACGTTCGTAGAATCTCAAGTGTTGAGTTCGGCCGTAAGAAATCAGTTGAGCTTTCTCTTTCGTCAACCGACGTTGAAACTGCCATTAGGACATTCAATGATTACGTAGCTTTCTACGGTGATGAGGATATCCAGCCTTTAGAAGTTGAGCAGCCCTTTTCAAAGGTGCTATTCGAAACCGACTCTCATATCATCCTTATGGAAGGCAAGAAAGATTTAAAGGCGGTCCTACAGGGGAATACCTGGATTATAGACCACAAGACAACAGGTTCAAAGCGGTTCCTTTCTCCAATCTCGAATCAATTCTTCGCCTATGCATGGGCTTCTGAAGTCAGGACTGTAGTTATAAATTCAATCGGTACTCAGAAAACCGTAGAACCAAAAGATCGTTTCAGAAGGTTATTCGTTTCATTCACAGAGGAACAGATTCAAGAATGGTATGGAAATACAGTTAAGTCAATTCTCGATTGGATTGGCTATATCGAGACTGGCCACTACCTAATGAGGCTTACAAGCTGCCAATCAAAATTCGGCCTTTGCCAATTCCATCCTATCTGTTCGTCACCGCCTGAGGACCGTGAAAGAGTTATTGCCATGGACTATGTGCATCGACCGCCACATGATCCATTCGAGGATTAAAATGCCTTACTTCGATGAATATCCAAATATCCGATACAATAGATATAGAACTCCATACGCAATCATTTGCCCAGAACATGAATTAGTCTACTTAACTCACGAAGAATATGACAATCAATTGATGAAGCCAGATCATTACTGGATTTGTCCATTAGATAATCATAGAGCAGTATGGGATGATGAAAATTATGAGTTAATGATGGGAGAAATAGTCGAGGAATAAATGATTTGTTCTTGGTGTAATATCGAAATGTTAGGGCCAGAATACATATCATTTAGAGAAAGCGAGGCCCTTTCTTATATAGAAATGCATCTCTCCTGCTTCAACGAATTCAAAGCTGCACTTATTTCCATGGTGAAGAAGCATGACTCGAAATGATATATCAATCGAAATTACCAAGGTTCTCAAATCCTATATTGAATCAGATCATCTTAGAGAAGAGGCAGAAGACTCTATCGATGATATTCTAGATAGATTCTTTGCCATTCTCTTGGAGAGTATTAGAGAGGCTATTTCGTCATGAAAGAACTACCAGAAGATCATCCATTAAATGACGTACTTATTCGATATGAGCAATGGCTTTCTATAGAGATTTCAATTAACAAGATCATGAAAGATCCAAACCTAAACACGTTCCAAAAAGCCATTGAGATTCATCGAATTATCGAGGTTCTCATTTCGCTAAATAACAAGCTTTGAAAATTAAAATTCCTATTATGCATACAGCATAAAGGTATCTAACTTCTAAGAATAAGCAAGGAGATAGGGATTTATCTTGAAGACTATAGCAACAGGGGTTTTACTTTCAGTTATTACCTCATGTGGAATGAACGATCAGGGTAATAATATTTCAAAGATACCAAAAATTTCTTTTGTGGGACCAATGATGTGTATGGTGACACTTAAGCAAATTAAAGATGTAGCTGGCTTTGGTTTTACTTGGATAGAGGCAACACTAAACGGCTGTAATAATGCTGATACTATTACCTGGAGTATATCTCCAGATATTGGGATATTTGTATGGCCTGAGGATCCTAACATTGCCTATTTCGGCGGACCAAATGGAACATATACAATAACCGCAAGTGTTCCAGAAGGTCAGGGAACTATAACCATTACTATCAGTCATGAATAAACAATGAAGTGCAAGAATTTACACAAATATAAGCGTGTTAATATTGGACGTAAAGATACATTCCATGTATTCCAATGTATCGAATGTCCTCATTATCTACGACCAGAAGTCTTTGTCGGCAAATCCGCCCGTTGTATCTATTGTGATTCTGAATTCAAGATTCAACCATTACACAAGAAGCTAGTTAGAATCCATTGTTTAGATTGCACCAAATCCAAGAACACGAAAGAAGAAGCTGCTTTACAAGACTTGCTAACTAAATTGAAAGTTTAAAGAAAGAGAGATTTATATGACTATCCTTGCCGAACTTAGAGCCGAGAAGCGAAAGTTGGAAGATGCCTTGCGAAGAATTGACTTGGCTATCGCTGCATTCACAAGTGATACTCCAAAGGCAATTCATCGTAAGACTATAAAGATGGTTTGTTTGAATTGTGAAAAGTCATTCATGGCTGGACGTAGGGACGCAAAATTCCATTCTAAGTCCTGCCGAGACGAATATATGAGAAAGGGTAATGGCTTGGTTTCTCCAAGTAGGTCTCATAAGAAGGGAGTAGTTTTGATCCCAGGGGCACAAAAGTGACTGAAATCAAAACTGTTAAAATGACAATTTCAGATGAACTAGGTATCAGAAATGGTTTGTATGACGGCTACAAGATCGATTCTTTCCGCATCAATGATGACACATTTATCTTGGTTCTTGTTAAACACAAAACAACTTACGCGCAACATTTAGCGACCGTGGTAGACTCAGTTGAAATTAGTCTCGAAATTCAACACATTGCAGAATTAATCTTGAATCATGCTCTATGAAACTCTCTGATCTCAAATACGATTCTCTCCGAGTCCTAACCAAAGGGCGGCCGAAGACTCGAAAAACTACTTCCATCCTATCATGGCCCGGTAGACACTACGTATTTCTCTTCGATCCTGATGGAATTCGACCAGCTTTGAAACACTTTCCAGATCGAATGGATAAGATAGAATTCGATTATTACCATCCTGGAAACCTTGCAGAAGCTGATGCAAAGATGAGAAGTCTCATCGAACACAATCCATACGATAATATCTCAATTGATAGCCTCACCTTTGGTGGACAAACGAGTATGGATTACGGTCTTAACACCGCCAAAAATGTTGATCTCGTTGGCTTCGTTCGAATGCCCGGACAAAGAGAATACGGTGTTGAACACAATTACATGATGGGCTTAATCTCTGCCTGTATGAGACTTTCAGCGAACAAGACGAAACCCTGTAACTTCTTTCTCTCTGCTCATGTTATGGAGCGGCAAATGTTCTCACCCGATGGAAAGCTACTTCGAACAAAGCAAAGACTCGTCTCTGGAGGCCAAGCCTTAGCCGAGAAGATCCTTGCACAATTCAAGGAAGTTTGGCACTTCGAAGATGAATCAAGTATCGAAGTAGGTAAGCCAAAGACTTACAAGGTCTATACTCAAACCCTTGGCGAGAACATTGCATCCACAGACCTACCAATTCCGAAGGAATTCGACATTACAAACAATTGGCTTTACGATAAGTTTAGTGAGGCTATGAATAAGAAATGAGTGATAAGATTTACGTTGCTGATCGTAGCAATTACGTTTCTGGAGAATGGGACAACGAGCCAGATAAGGAAAACTGGATTGATCCAGAAACCAATTACGATTGCATGATTGTGCGGGGTCCATTAGGAGGGCTTTGTGGATATGTAGGAATTCCAGAATCTAATCCATTCTTTGAGCGAGATTACGATGATGTTCCGGTTCATACACATGGTGGGTTAACGTACGGCTCTTTTTGTTCGGGCGATATTTGCCACTCTAACGAACGTTATAAGACTTACTGGCTTGGCTTCGATTGTGCCCATAGTGGAGATATGATCCCATCACGACACATGCCAAGATTTGGTGATGAAGTCTATCGCAATTGGGCTTACGTAAAGAACGAAGTTACTGATCTTGCAAGGCAATTGAAGGCTTTGGAAAATGAGCCATGAAAGAAATTGGCCCAGATTCAGAACTTGAAATTGTTAAGCGTCATTACGTTGAAGCCATGGCTATATTGGAATCAATAGAAGTAGTTTTAGACGGTGGAGAACCATCCGATTTCATGTTATCATTTCCTACTGTTAGACGCGTTTATGAATCGGCAAAAGGATATATCTTGCCATGATTCACAATCATCTCTCCTGGATCCAAGAAGGCCAAAACTGCCCAACATGCAATGTTTATTTTCGAGACCTAATCTTCGAGACTAGTCGAAAGCTTGTAGAGTTACAAGAGAAACTTGCATTGATGAAGTTCGTTTGTCAGAAATGTTTCACCGCATCTTACGCTCCATGTGATCCGAGTCACATAGCAGCAAAGCGGATCAATGGGAAATACGTCTTTTGTCAGTTTTGTTGGTTGAGTAAATCTTTGTGAAAGGAGTAAAAATGAAGCATTTGAATCTATTAAAAGGTTTAGGCGGTTTTGCATCAGAGACTAGTCAAATGGAGAGAGTTTACCAAGATATCTCTCCAACCCTTCGAGAACAACTTGAGCAACGTAAGCAACATTACTCTGAACAAATTGACGAGATTAATAAATTCCTAGAGCTACTCGAACAGACTCCAAATTTTGAGCAGCTTTTGGATCTATTGCAGAAAATGAAGTGCTGAAAGACAAACTGAAAACGAACCAAAACAAACCAAAAGATAAATCAAGTGAAAGAAGAACTTGAACAAACTTTTAAAGAGAGAATTGAAAGATTATATAAACTTTCAACTTTAAGCTATTGCCCCAAACCAATTCTAACTGAGGCGGTCTTGCTAGTCCTCAAAGGCGCATTTGCTCTACACCCAACTGAAATGGGAGAGTCATTTGCACAGTGGATTGCAAATGTCCATCTTAGCGAAGTGGCAATCTGTCCGCATTGTAGTAAGTACATGCCACATGGGCAACATATTTGTGAGGATTGCCTAAGAAAGGAAGGTGAAGAACTAGACAAAATCGAATAAATCAACAACCAAAACAACCATAAATCAAGAAACTAAAGGAAAACAAATCATGTCAGAAGCTCTGTTTCAGTTCACCGAGGAAGACATTGCTCGTGATAAGCTCGTTAGCCCCGGTTGGTATGATGTTATCTGCACCAAGGTAGAGAACAAGCCAGCCAAGACCGACGGTTCCAACAATTGCTGGATCACTTGGAAGGGTTCATCGGGTGATGCAAACATGGTTGAGGTAGCCGAGTGCCTCAATGAGAAGTTTGCACCGAATGCAAAGAAGCTTATCTCAGCGCTTACTGGTGAGCCAGTGAAGCCAGGTGTTGCATATAAGCTTGACGAGAGTTTGGTCGGTCGTGATTCTCTCCAAGCTTTCATCGCTCCTGGTGACGTGAATGGCGTTACTCGAAACACCATCAAGGACTATCGTAGGAAGCCAGCGTAAGATAAACCAATAATTCGCAAAAATGGCTATATGCAGAGTCTCTAGGCTATTGGGTTAATAGCTTTGAGCGGTTGGTTCACGGTTCAAGACCAAGAGAGGCATGTAGCAAAACCGCTCGTAATTTCTCTGGGATAGTGGTGCAATTGGCAGACACAGTAGACTCAAAATCTACCGGACTAAATATCCATGTGGGTTCGAGTCCCACCTATCCCACCATTTAACGAGGAAAGAATTGGAAGAGAATAAGAAAGCCACAATCAGCCGCCTCTATGGAGACATTACAACCTTTGGCTCCCAAGCATTTCAGGCTCGAATGGGCCAGACAGACGAAGACTTAAATTATTGGCTAGTCAAGATGCAAGAAACTTGGATCAAAATGTCAGAGTCAATGAAGCAATTGATGGAGGATTGATGGAGTACGTTAATAGTTTCATCCTAGGCTCAATTTGGATGTTTGCATTCTTAATCTATCGAGATGTAAGGGCGATTTTGGATACCCTGAGAAATCGTCGATGAAGACATGGTATGTAATCACACCAGTATTTCCTTACACCGAAATTATTGATGAGTACGGCGGTCCTACTTACGATATCTGTGATGTTATAGAAATTGAGGCCGAAACCGCTCGTGATGCAATTCGATTTGGTGTTAAAGAAATGCTTAAAGGTGGATGGATAGGTAAGTGGAAACATCAAAGATATTCCTATTGTAAAGATCAACAATTGGATAATCTCTGTCCCTACACAGGCGTAAGAGCCGAGGAAAAAATTGAAGATAATCGATAAGCCAGCATCTAATCTCTACACCATTGAATGTGGCTGCGGAAAAGTCTTTGATCACGGGATTACCGAGAAAGTTTTCTGTATCTCCTGTGGCCTATGGGGATCATTGAAGGAGTTGAGAAATGGCGAAGTCGAAAAAGGTAGCAAAAGGGAAGAAGTCAAAGAGGACATCCTTGAAATCTCAAAAGTCTTTGATCCAGAGAGATGAACCTAGTTATCAAGATGAATTGCTTTTGAAGAGTATCTTTGGAGAACAGAGTCCAAAATCGCCTTATTGGAAGGTCGGTATTTGAAATGGAGCTTACAATATCAGAAATAAAGAGAAATTGTAAGCACAAAAGCTACGCTCCAAAGATTCTCTATTACGATGGTGGCTGGTGGGACGCCTGTTATGATTGCGGTTTGTATCGTTGGCCCCCATATGCAACTCAAAAAGGTGGATGTATTCTGGCGGTCCCGGTATGGACCGACCTAAGACCAAAGAAATACGAAACGACTGAGTATGTAAATCGAAATGGAATTTATGTACAAGAGGTTGTAGTACATGAGGATTACTTGTGACAGATAAGGAAATAACTACACTCGCAATCAATGAACTTGGCTATATGATTGGCTATGAAGAGAATCCAAACGGTTCTGGTCAAACTCGAATTTGGCTAGATAATGAGCCAATTCCTTGCACAATAATCCGAAAAGCTACTAAAGACGAAGTAATTAAATTTGTTAATTTCCTAGCAAGGTTAGGCTTACCATTCAACATGAATGAAGATTACAATGTCATCCAGTTGGACTAAAATGTCATGAATCTCATCGAACATTTCTCATCCCAAACTTCAGAAGCTCTAGCTAGAGAATGGTATTACGAAGTAGCTGAGGCACTGAAGCAATTACGAGAAGAATTTCTGAGGCAAGAAGCTTCACTTGAACTTACTGCAATGCTATATGATTTATCACAGTTTTTCGAGAACAATGCAAGATGGAGGAAGTGATGGTGAACGATGTCCCTAAATCTTCTGATTAAAACCGCTCGTAAGTCTACCCATTCCGCCTTCAAGCATGGAACTTTGGTAATCAAGGGCGGTGCTATCATATCCACAGGGTATAACCATGGAGAGAGACATAGTGAAGTTGTTGCACTTTCGAAGATATGGCCCTCAAAAAGGGCTGGCTGTACTTTGGTTAATATTAGAGTCACTAAGTTGGGCTATAGTATGTCTCGGCCTTGCCTGGATTGTATGGAATTTCTTCATGCAAGCGGGGTAAGAAAGGTCGTATATTCAGATCGAACTGGAAATTTCAAGGAGATACGGATTTGATTTGTGATAGGCACATTAAACCAAGATATGAAGATGGGTCAGAGCATTATCCATACTGTAGTCATGTCAAGAATTCCTCCGATAATCCAATGACACCAAATCAATTTATCGATTTCTATATCTCCAAACTCGAAACTCGACGCAACCAAATGAAATCTTATCTCCAGCTAAAAGTTGACGAGGAAGATTTCCATGGAGTCCAAGACGCTGCTTCTGACCTAAGAGATATCGATAGTGAAATGAGGGCTCTAGAAACGGTGAAGAAAAATGGATGATTTATCTAAAGCATCGAAGATCCTAAATGAGTGGGCAAAGACTAACCTATCAGAACGTTATTCATTGTTTAGTATAACAACTTGTGAATGTGGAAAGCAATCAAATATCTTCCCCCTATATGCTTCAGATAGAGGAGTATCTCGAACTTACACAAGCTATCTCATTCACAAATCCGAAGATGGAAAATATCATTGTTATGGCTTCTACATTCAAGCCACCATAGATGAAGGATATCTAAAGGCACATTTGGCTAGGTTCAGCCTTTTTCTTCAAAAAGGGGTAGCTAGAAAACTTGATCGAGAAGGAGGATCTTTAGGGAGACCAGAGGAAGACAATGATATCTGGAATAAATTAATTGATGGGGTAGAGAGCTAGCTTTAGAAACGGTGAAGAAAAATGGCTGATAAAATCTGCAGTTCCTGCTTACATATTCATGTGAGCCCTGAACATTGTAATTATCCAGTTGAAGATTATGGGGTATGTGCATGTTATCAGGATCCAGTCGTAAATCAGATGGTAGAAACTGAAGCTAAACTCTGGGAAAATCCTCCAGTTATTTCTGGGTCCTACCGAAACCCTCATCTCAACAAAATCCTTTCTAAAATCGCCGAAATCCATGACAAGAAAAACCATGATTATTGTCCAGATGATTCAAATCCATTTTTCAATTTCGAGGTTGCTGGGAAGTACGCTGATACCCAAAATGGTACTGCAAGTCTAGTACTTGGACCCATTGATTCCTTCAATATTCTACTCGGTGTTAAACTTGCCCGTCTCTATGCTCTATTAACCCGAGGAGCCGCTCCAAATAACGAGGCATTTATTGATTCAGAGTGGGATTACGTAGTTTATTTCCTACTTCGAGAATCATACAAGTTAAAGATGGAAGAGGAAAAGACGCAAATATCTCAATAATCGATTCATATTGGTGAGATTATGAAGGATGAACACGCGGTAAAGCGGTTAATGCTATTAGCTTGTGAGATTTTAGGCCATCAGCCAAAATGGATAGGAACCCAACCATTTGAAGTAGAAATATGTTCTCGTTGTAAAGAACATACTAAATTATTCCCAAGAAAAACTTATATTTATCGTCATAGCCCGTTTAGGGTCCCATTGAATTTTCTATGACAACTTCAATTTCTCCAACCTTTCGATATGTCCCTGGCTATGGCCCTAGTTCCGCCAAATTAATGATTGTTGGAGAAGCTCCAGGAGAAACTGAGGAGAAACTCGGCCGCCCATTCGTAGGACCCTCTGGAGATATTGCTGCACAAATAGCTCAGCAAGCAGGATTTGATTGGGAGTCAACCTTTAGAACAAACGTATTTCCATGGAGGCCGCCAGGAAATGACTTCAAGAGACTTCTGGATACAGGACATACCACCGAAGAAGGGGAGAAATTACTCTGGGGACAAATTAGAGAACTCCAACCCAATTGTATATTGGCACTCGGTGCTGTTGCTTTCCATACCCTTGTGGAAGGGAAAAAGAATCTTAATCTCTGTCGTGGGTCCATCTATCTTGCGAAAGATGGAAAAACCAAAGTAGTAGCCACTCACCATCCAGCAAGACTCCTGCCCAGCAATGAAGCTGGAAAGATGTTGCCATACTCTACGCGCTTTATTATGCGCTTAGATTTTAAGAGGGCATTAGATGAATCGAAAAATCCTACTCTTGAATTACCACAAAGGCTATTACAAGTCGCAAGAACTTCTCTTGACCTACATAGATACTTTGAGCAATATCGAGAATCGACCATCGTTTCGCTCGATATTGAAAGCATCAAATCTGTTCCTGTCTGTCTTGGTTTGGCATTTAATAGCTTCCATGCAATTTCTGTTCCTCTTATTGATATTCCCAACAAAATCTCTATACCTGTCCATGAAAAGATCGAAATTTTTCGACAACTTGATCAACTATTTAGACGAAAAGACCTAAAAATTATCGGCCAAAACTGGAAATTCGATCATGACAAGTTAGAGTCTTGTACTCGCTTTCGATTGCCAGAACCATACTTTGATATCATGCTTGCTCATCACTGCCTATATCCAGAATTGCCAAAGGGTCTTAACTTTATTACTTCCGTAGCAACACGAGAGCCATATTACAAGGATGAACTTAAGGAATTCAACTTGGCAAAAAGCGACATCAATGATTTGTACTTGTATAACGCTAAAGATGTGGCGGTCCCGTTCGAGATTTACGAGAAATATCTTGCCGAATTGCAAAGGTCAGACTTACTCGATTACTTCTTCCAATACAAGATGCCTCTTCATCAATTGTATCTCGAAATGGAGAGAAACGGTTTTGAGGTAGACGAGGAAGTTAGAGGAAATCTCAGGGTCAAATATGATGCACTGGAACTTGACTACCAGTGCAAGTTGGATCTCTTGGCAGGCTTTGACGTCAATGTATCTAGCCCAAAACAAATGGCTTTACTCTTATATGGTCCTTCCTCAATAGCTAAACTTCCTACGCGTCATAAGAGAAATGGAAATATCACAACTGATGAAGAGGCGTTGATTGGACTCTTGGGCAATCATGCAAAAACTGATCTCCAGAGAAACTTAATCACCAACATTTTAACCCTCCGTCAAATTAGAAAGACTAAATCAACCTATGTTAATTTTAGAAAAGATTACGATGGAAGATGCAGAACCAACTTTCAAATCTGTGGAACAGAAACTGACAGAGGCGCAACGCAGTTGCTTGATCCTCCAACAAGACCTCATAAAATTGGACTCACCTTCCATAACATCACAAGTCACTCAGAGATTGGAGCGGATCTTAAATCAATGCTTAAAGCTCCAGAAGGCTATATTATTGGCAATGCAGATTTATCGCAAGCGGAACCAAGGATCGTAGCAGTATTGTCTGAAGATTGGGACTTGTTAGAAGAGTTCAAGACAATCGATGTACATAAGAAATCAGCTGGTCTTTGTTTCGATATTAGACCCTTAGACACCGCTCAATTGATGAGCAAGGAAGATCCTCGTAGATTCGTTGGTAAGACAATTAAGAATGCAACTAACTACAAAGCTGGTAAGAAACGAGCCATGGTCACAGTCAACACCGACGCCAAGAAATATGGTATTGATATCCAGATTTCAGAATGGAAAGCTGGTAAGATGTTAGAAGCTATTGCAGCTTTCTACCCAAAAACCTCAAAGGTTTTTCACGCAGGTATCGAACGCTGTCTACGAGAAACACGTACTTTATTTGATCCTTTCGGCGGTCGTAGGCTCTTCATGGGAAAGATGGATGATGAGCTATTCAAAGAAGGTTATGCCCACATTCCACAGAGAACCGTAATTACTCACTTAAGACAGGCCATGTTACGAGCAAAAAGGACCGCTCCAGAAATTCAATATGTAAACGAACATCATGACGCTGTTGCATGGTTCTCAACACCAGAGAATTTTCCACGACATGCAGAGATAATTCGAGAAGAATTACAAACGCCAATCAATTTTCGACTTTGCAGTTTAAGCCGAGATTATGATTTAGTCATTCCTGTCGATATTGAATGGGGCTTGAATTATGGAGCATGGAAAGAGACAAATCAGGGCGGTTTAAGAAAGTGGAGAGGAGAAAAAATTGAGTTTGAAATCTGATTTTAGTTTTGGCGAAAAAGTAATTGTTGAGGGTCAATTAATTCGTCACAAGGGCCCAAACGGAAGTAGATGGTGGAGTAGTATAAAAAGAGAATCTCCTACAGAAGCAATATTTTTAGGAGCTTACAATCTTTCAAATGGTCATGTAGATTGGGAATACTCTGATGACGGAGGTTCATCGTATTTCGATCATAAAACACTTATTCCTGGAGCATGGATCTGCATAAAGGGTAGAAAACCAGAAAAAGTGTTTTTATCAGACGTTCATAAGTTTGGAAGATAAATGACCCTAGTCCCCGATCTCTTAGAAGCTACTGAAGAAATCGAAACTCCTAAAAGTTTCGTTCTTTGGGCCATAATGGCAGCAGTGTCTGCAATATTGAGGAAAAATGTATGGTACGACAAGCACGCTTACAAGGTATACCCAAACATCTATGCCCTAATTGTCGGCGCCGCTGGCTTGAGGAAGGGATTTGCGATTTCTCTAGCCCAGAAATTAGTTTCCTCCGTGAACAATACGAGGATTATTTCTGGCCAGAATTCGATTCAGGGTATCCTGAAAGAATTATCGAGTGCTGAATCAAATGAGGACGGTTCTCCAATGTTCACAAAGGCTCAGGCTTTCATTTGTAGTGCCGAGCTTGCGAACCTTTTGATCGAGGACAAACAGGCTCATACGCTCCTTACGGAGCTTTACGATACTCATGCAAATGAGAAGGAGTACAAGAAAACTCTGAAAGAAGGTAAGACAGTTCTAGTCGAACCTTGTTTGACATTCCTTGCTGCGAGTAACCAAAGGCTCTTAATGGAGGCACTTCCTCCAGCTAGTTATGAAGGCGGTCTTATTGGTCGTACAATGGTGATAGAAGAAACTGCGAGACGCTGTATAAATTCACTGACCAACCCTCCAAGAATCTCGATTCCCTGGAAATCAGCCGCTGATGATCTTAGAGCAATTGCTGCAATTAGAGGCCCATTTGAATTCGACTCGAAAGATACTCAAGAGTATTACGATAAATGGTACAATAGCTTCGAGCTTGAGAAAATCGATGATAACACTGGTACTGCAAGTAGGATGCAAGATCACATTCTGAAACTCGCCATGATAATTTCATGTACGAAGCGATTAACAAGAACATTTGCAAAATCTGATATCGATGAGGCAATGGATCTCTGTATGACTTCGACAAGATCGATCAAAATGGTAATTGGAAAACAAGGAGCAAATCAATACTCAAGGCAAACCTTGATTGTGTTGAGGGAATTAGTCAATGCACCAGATAATCGAGTTAAAAAGTCGGCTCTCTTGCGCAAACATTATGGCGATTTTGATTCTACTGATCTCGGTAGGATTATTGATACTCTAACTCAAGCTGGGGCGGTTTCGGTACAGAACAGAGATTCAGAAACTTGGTTCACCTTAAACGATCGAGTTAAAGCTTCATACGAGAATTTCTTGGGAGCAGAGAAATGATCGAGAACCCTACCATTGAACGATGGGTCTGTCCACCCCAAGGCGATCCAGGATGGCCAGGAATATTTGTGCGAGCAAAACTCAATGGAGAACATTGGTTAGATTATGAGATTTGGGAAGTTGCTGGCACAACAGACGAAGGTCCTTTCATTCCTAGTTTATATAATGGAATGGAAGAGATGGGAATTCAAGAAGAAAACATGTATTTATACGGATTTATCAAATGGGATGGTTGCTGTCAGTGGACTTTCAATCAAACAGAAAATTGCACGTTTGTACACCATGAAACTAGAAATACCGCCTTAGCTTTCTGGGCTTTGGTAGTTAACACGATATATGATCTTGGTAAGGAATTAATTCCTACTTGGTGGGAAGAATGAAGCTTTTCTCTGGAGGCCAAACCGGAGTTGATCGTGCTGGCTTAGATGCTGGCTTAGAACTTGGTTTCGAGATAGGAGGGTATTGTCCAAAAGGGCGGAAAGCTGAAGACGGTTTCATCCCCAGAAAATACCCATTAATTGAGACTTTCGAATCAGATTACCCAACTAGGACAAAACTTAACATCTTAACTACCGAGGCAACTTGTATAATCGTCAGAACCGCCCGAGAATTAGATCGTGGAACGGCGTTGACGCTGAAGCTTTGTGAGAAGTTGCACAAGCCATATTTGGTAGTTCACTTGGTTTCGTATGATATGGACATCGTTCGTAATTGGACGAAAAACTTTGATAAGATCAATATTGCCGGACCTAGAGAATCGAAATCTCCAGGTATCTATGAAGCTACTAAATATTTCCTCCTACAGGTATTTGAAAAATGTCAATAATTCCTTCAGAGACAGCTATCCTAATGGCTTTATTGAAAAGCCCTGCCGATATCACTGAGATAATTAGGAGAATCTGTGCCTGGACAGGCGGAGAAGTTTGTATTAGTCGAACTGGAATCTCGGCAGCTTTATTTGGCTGGAAGAAAACTGCAAAAATTCAGCCAGGATTACTACATGATGGAATGGTCGTGATCGAGGTTAATGATTTACCAAAAAACAGTCGGAATCCAAGAGTTTTTAAGCTCTCAACTTCTGGTAGAGCTTTGGCGGAAAAACATCGAGATGCAATTAAGAAATTGTCTACCTTCTTCTAGACCCTGCTAGATATCCCCTATGGGCAGCAGCAACGTTTCCCCAACTTGATGGCGACGTAGTTTTGTCAATCTTGTATTGGTCATCTCCAGTTAACTTGGAAACCAAATTTCCAATTAATGGATTCTTCATGCCGTACTCGTAGCCGATTGCTCCGAGCATTGCCGAAGGATATCCAATGATACCAAGATTCTCACCAACATCGCCAAATTGACTATATCTGTCTAACTGAGCAAGCTCTTCTGGACTACGCCCAGCTAAAGTAGGTGCAATTTTTCCACCAGTTCTTGCCGCATCTACAGCGTTGAAAGCGTTATTGAAACCGCCCAATTGCTCAACAAGCTGTTCTTCTGGAGTCTTTTGTCTTGGAACTGGCTTAACGTACTGAAATCTCTCAGGATTCATTTCTTGGTCCTCTTCTTGCGACGCTGGAACTTAATCGGAGTTCTATCGTATGATGTAGAACCTGCTCCAAGTAATCCAAGAGCAGCAGCAGGAATTCCTCCTTCTGGCCCTGATTGCTCGAAAGCTTCTGTTACATCACCTGGATACATTGGGGATACTTGATCCACGAGCCAAGGCAAGTAAGGAACATCTTCAAACGGGCCCGATTGATAACTTGCCTCAATCGGTTGACCAATTAAGTTCTTACCATTTCCAAGTAACCAATCTCCAGCCATTGATGGTACACCAGGTCCGAGTTTCGATCGTAAGAATCTCAAACTGGTATCTGATCTATCAACTGGATAAATATCTTGATCTTCCCTTGCCGATTTAGCTGTACCAGTTGCAATACGGGCACCAGCGTTGACCATGGGCCTCATTCCGCCAAGTAGATCAAAGGTTGTATTTCCGATTTTTGGTGATGCAAAGTCGGAACTTCTTGGGTCGGTTTCTACATCGCCCCCAGCGGCAGCAATACCAGCTAAGCCAAGACCAGTCCCACCGATAAACTTAGCCATATCTGCTCTAGCAGCAGATTTGCCAATATCTCCCCAGCGAGAACCGCCTAAATAGTTCACTGGATTCATCATTTGGGCTCTGCTAGCAATCATTCTTGGAGAGAAGAATGGCGCTGCTAATATATCTGCGGCTTTTTCGGCCGGGCCTAAAGTTCCATAGCCAGTGAAGTCGTTGACGAAATTGGCAATTCCTTTAATTTCCGATTCCGGCACCGCTCCTAAACCAGCAGCCTTACTAGGGCCTTGATACCCAGAGTATTTATTGATAGCCTTTTGGATTAGTGGGTCAGCTAGATTTGCACGAGCAATTTTCAATGATGCATCATAACCACGTTCTGAACGAGTAATAGGTCCAGCAATTCCCAAAGCCTCTTCAATCTGTTCAGGCCATGCCGCGGGGAATTGTTGTCTGATTTCAGATTCTGGAATCTGGAAGCCATATTTCTCGTAGATATCATGAAACGGTCTTGCCTTGATTTCATCAAGTACATCTTGATACATCTTTCCAGAACCGAATTCAGATTTCAGACCAGCTTTGATACTTGGTAATCCTACATCAATTGGATGAGTTAAAGCAGGAACTACAGCTTGTCTAGCTGTTGGGATATCAATAACTGATTTAAGGCTCTTAGGAGTTCCGAGAATATTCTGGAATAAGCTTGCTTTCTTCCTTGGAACCTGTGGTTTTGGAGCTTGTCCTCCTCCGGGAGGATTTTGGGCACTTGGAGGCTTTCCTCCTCCACCAGGAACATTTCCAGATGGAGTATTTGGCGGTTGTTGAGGCGGAGGAGTTTTACCAAGCCCAATTTCTGAACTAGCTTCCTTACCTGTACCTCTTAATTGTAACCCTTTTTCTGTTTGGACTAGATCCCCCCTCTCCATCATACGACCACGAAATTTGCCTCCAGACTCTGATAGATTTGTAGAGGTAAAATAGACTGGCTTCCCTTGTTGGTTACCGAGATTTCTTAATGCATCGACAGCTGATTTAGAATTTTCAGCTTTGCCTTTACCAATTGAAGTCATCTCAATATAATCAGGATGAATCTTTCCAGCTATTTTCTCTCCATTAGGGCCCGTAAGTCCAAATGTTCCTGTCTTAGAAGAATGAGAGCCAGTGAAATCCCCAACACTTAAATCAGCTAAGCCTTCTCTTGGATTAAGCTTTTGAGTTCTTAAATCTGTGCCTTGGAATCTTGGATTTGCTCCTACATCTCTTGGTCTAGCACCTGCTAAATCGAAATCGAGTAAAGTAGCTGCTGATTTTCCAGCGGTTTTGGCTCCCTTTGCAGCTTTCTCTGCCTCAATTAATGGACCAATCTTTCCAACCGCCCCAACTTCAGATTCAGTGAGAAATTTCAGTGCCTTAGATGCGCCTGGCTTGACATACTTTGCCATTGGGGCAGCGGCTAAAGCAATATCTATAGGAGTAACTTGCTCAGCTACAAGTTCATTTGCTCCCTTGTAG